TGGCGCGGGCGAAGGTAATTACCGCTAGCGCCGGTAGTTATGCGCTAACCGGGCAAAATGCCGTTCTCACCTACACTCCCGTTTCTACGGGGTACACACTCACGGCCCTGGCCGGGTCGTATTCGATTACCGGCCAAACCGCTACGCTGGCCCGCAGCAAATTAATTACCGCCAGCGCGGGTAGTTATACGATCACCGGGCGGACGGCTACTTTGGTCCGGGGGCGGCAAATTACCGCCAGCGCGGGAAACTACGCTTTGACCGGCCAGACTGCTACCCTTGCGCGGTCGAAATCATTGACAGCATCGGCGGGCGCCTATACGCTGACGGGTAATACCGCCGAAATTACGTTTTCTGGCGGACCGCCGCCGGTTGTAACGGTGGATCAGTATTTTATCGAGATTCGGTCGTTTACCGAACGTAGGAGAATCTAGCGATGGCAATCGGCCTTAAAGCTATCACGACCCGCCTGGGTTACCAGCAGATCACTACGCTTAGTTCGGCGCAGAGCCTGACCGTGCCGTCCCGCGATGTGAACGGGCTTTCCGTAAAGCCTTCCATTGCGCTGATCACCCCGGAAACGCAGGCCGTGCGCTGGCGCGATGACGGCGTGGCCCCCACGGCTAGCGTCGGTATGCCGCTGGCGGCGGGTGTGACCTTGCAGTACGATGGCGACCTGACCAAAATTCAGTTTATTGAGCAGACGGCTAGCGCCAAACTCAATATCAGCTACTACGCTTAAAGGCACCCCTATGCCCAGCATTACCAACGATGTCCCTGCGGTGGATTACGTTTCGTACTTCACCAAGCAATTCCCGAAGGATCTGGCCCAGATGGCCGCTCTGCGGGACGAACTGGAGAAGCGTCAGGGCGCTTTGACTGCGGTTGAAGACGCCAACAAGCTGCGTGCGGAGGCTGACGACTATGCTGCGAAAACTAAGGCAGATGTTGATGGACTGCTTTCCGACGCTCGGGATAAGAACAAGCGACTGGACGCCGCCACCGCAGAACTTGCCGTCCTTCAGCTTGCCTTCGACACCGACTCCAGCAAAAAAGAAGCGGATCTTGCCAAGCGCGAAAAAGAAGTCTCGATCCGCGAAGCGGCGGTGACTTCGCGCATGGCCGCGATGGACGCCAAGGACGTTGACCTGCAGAACCGTCAGGCCAAGCTGGTATCCGATCAGGTCGAATTTGATTCGCGGGTCAAGGCGTACATGGAGCGCATCGCGTCCCTCGCCCCGTAAAAGTTTTCCCCTACTGGTGGGGTTCACCAGGGATTCCCAGGAATCACAATGTCCGAAGAACATGATGTTGTTGAAGTAGCGGAAAATTCCGTGCCGGAACAGGTTGCGACGGCAGCACCTGAACCTGGAATTGCAGCGCCGGAAGAAGCTGAAACGTCACCCGAGCAGGCCGAAGAACGTAAGTTTTCGCAGGCTGAACTCGATGTGATTCTCAGCAAGCGGCTTGAAAAAGAGCAGCGAAAGTGGGAGAGGATGCAGGCCCGACAGGCAGCGGTAGCCCCGCCGCCCGTGGCAGAAGTTCCTCCGTTGGAGAATTTCGAGTCCCCGGAAGCCTACGCGGATGCGCTGGCGACCCGGAAGGCTCAGGAATTGCTCCACCGGCAGGAGACGGAACGCCAGCAAGCCCAATTCCTTGAGGCATATCACGAACGGGAAGAAGAAGCCCGGTCCAAGTACGACGACTTTGAACAGGTTGCGTACAACAGACTGCTTCCGGTTACCGACGTGATGGCTCAGACGATTCAGGCGTCCGAAATTGGCCCAGATATTATTTACCATCTGGGGTCCAATCCGAAGGAAGCCGAACGTATCTCCAAACTGACGCCGTTCCTGCAGGCCAAAGAGATCGGGCGGATTGAAGCCAAATTGGCGGATAGCCCTCCGGTCAAAAAGACGACCAGTGCGCCTGCACCGATTGCACCTGTCACCCCTCGCGGGGCGACTGCCCGTGTTGTCGATACAACCGATCCTCGCTCGATCAAGAGCATGAGTACGTCGGAGTGGATCGAAGCCGAACGGCAGCGACAGATCAAGCGGTGGGAAGCGCAGACCAAGTTCCGCTAATTCACAACTAGGAGGCCATTGTGGCTAACTCACTGCTTACTATTGACATGATCACCCGGAAGGCTCTCGAAATCCTTGAGAACAACCTGGTGCTGACCCGCAACGTGAACCGCCAGTACGACGACTCGTTCGCCGTGGAAGGCGCGAAGATCGGTTCCACCCTGCGTATCCGTCTGCCGGATCGCGCGCTGGTGACCGACGGTGCCGCCCTGCAGGTGCAGGACGACAACGAACAGTACACCACCCTGACCGTGGCTTCGCAGAAGCACATCGGTATCAACTTCACGTCTGCCGAACTGACGATGCAGTTGGACGATTTTGCGGATCGCGTTCTCAAGCCGCGTATCAGCCAGCTTGCCTCCAGCATCGACGCTGACGTGGCGAACGCCTACAAGAGTGTTTACCAGTCGGTCGGTACGCCGGGTACGACTCCGGGCACCTCGCTGGTTCTGCTGCAGGCGAACCAGAAGCTGAACGAGCAGGCCACCCCGATGTCGCCCCGCTACGCCACCGTCAACCCGGCTGCCAACGCCGCGCTGGTGGAAGGCATGAAGGGCTTCTTCAACCCGACCGGCACGATCAGCCGTCAGTTCAAGTCGGGCATGATGGGCGAAGGCGTCCTCGGCTACGATGAAGTCAACATGAGCCAGTCGATCCTGAACCACACGACGGGTTCGCGTTCGGCCACGGCTACGCTGACCATCGGTTCGACGATCAGCACGCAGGGCGCAACTGCGGTTGCCATCAACGGCGACACCGGTTCGGCCACGTTTGCTGTGGGCGACGTGTTCACCATCGCTGGCGTGTACTCGGTCAACCCGCAGACCCGTCAGTCCGCCGGCTCGCTGCAGCAGTTCACCGTTACGGCGGCTGCTACGGCTTCCTCGGGCAACTGGTCGTCGGTCAGCGTGTCCCCGGCCATCTACACCTCGTCGCACGCTCTGGCGACGGTGGATGCCTTCCCGCAGTCCGGCGCCGCTGTGACGGTGCTGGGTTCGGCCTCGACCAGCTACGCTCAGAACCTTGTGTACCACAAGGACGCGATCACCTTTGCGACGGCGGATCTTCTGCTGCCGCAGGGCGTGGATATGGCGTCCCGTCAGGTTCACAACGGCATCTCGATGCGTGTTGTCCGCCAGTACGACATCAATAACGACCGTATGCCGTGTCGTATTGACGTGCTGTACGGCTACAGCACGATTCGTCCGCAGATGGCTGCGCGCGTCTGGGGCTGACCCTAATGCCCCCGGCTTAACCGCCGGGGGCTAACCTTTTTCGGGAGAATTTACTATGGCTCTTTCTTCTATTGGTGGTGGTTACCAGATTGGCGACGGCAACGTCAACGAAGTCAAGCTGGGTACGATGGTGGCTCCGGGTTCGACCACGGCAACGTCGGTCACGCTGACGGCGGCTGAACTGACCGGCGGCGCGTACACGTCCACGAACGCCTCGGCTGTGGCGATCACGCTGCCGACGGCGGCGCTGACGGACGCGCTGCTTGTCAACGCGAAGGTCAACAGCGCGTTCGACATCGTGTTCATCAACCTGGGTTCGTCCTCGGGTGCTGTCACGGTGACGGCGGGTACGGGCTGGACGATTGTGGGTTCGGCTACGGTTGCGATCAGCACGTCGGCGCGCTACACGGCGCGTAAGACGGGCGATGCGGCGTATACCCTGTACCGCATGGCCTAAAGGATAGGGGGGCTTCGGCCCCCCTTTTCTCCCGTGATTATCTATTTGCGCCATCCTGTTCACGGCACCAAAGTCGCTACTATGGACTTGGAAGCCGAAGCAGATGAACAAAACGGCTGGGAACGCTATACTCCGGGTGAACCCCCGGCGGCTCCCGTAAACGTACTGGAAAAGCGCCGCCGTAAGACTGAACCGTAGGAGCCGCCGTTATGGCTACGACCGCAAACGACCAGATCAATGCTGCGCTGCGACTGATCGGCCAGTTGGCGGAAGGCGAAACTCCCTCTGCCGCAACGTCAATCGACGCTCTTGCTGCACTGAACCAAATGTTGGACTCGTGGTCTACGGAACGGCTGATGATTTACAACACCCAGGATCAGGTCTTTGACTGGCCTGCTGGGGAAATTACGCGTACCCTTGGCCCGACCGGCGATTTTGTCGGCAACCGCCCCGTTGCGCTGGATGATTCGACGTACTTCCTTGACCCCGGCACGGGCGTTAGTTACGGCATCAAGTTTATCAACCAGCAGCAGTACGACGGCATTGCTGTCAAAACTGTTACGTCCACGTTCCCACAGGTCATGTGGATCAACATGGAAAACCCGAACATTACGATGACCATCTACCCGAAGCCCACCCGGCTTCTGCAGTGGCATTTCATTTCGGTCGATGAACTGGTTCAGCCCGCTACGCTTGCCACCCAGCTTGCGTTCCCGCCGGGTTACTTGCGGGCGTTCAAGTACAATCTGGCCTGCGAAATCGCGGCTGAGTTTGGTGTGGAGCCGTCGCCGCAGGTGCAGCGTATTGCGATGGCGTCCAAGCGCGATCTGAAGCGCCAGAACAATCCGGGCGACGTGATGGGTCTGCCGTACTCGCTGATTGCCACGCGCCAGCGGTACAACGTCTACGCCGGTAACTATTGATGAAAACCCCGATTCTGGGGTCGGCTTACGTTGCCCGGTCGGTAAACGCTGCCGACAACCGGATGGTGAACCTGTACCCAGAAGCCACCCCAGAGGGCGGCAAAGAGGCCGGATTCCTGAACCGCTGCCCTGGCCTGCGTCTGCTGGCTACGGTCGGCAACGGGCCTATCCGGGGCGTCTGGGAACACGCTGGCTACGGTTACGTCGTATCCGGGCTGGAACTGTACAAGGTTGCCTCGGACTATACAGCGACGGTGCTGGGCACCGTGACTGGCGACGGTCCGGTGTCGATGGCCGACAACGGTACGCAAATTTTTATTGCCTGTAACCCGGATGGTTACATCTACAACACGTCTACGGGCGTGTTCAGCCAGATCACGGACCCTGACTTTGCGGGCGCGGTTACGGTAGGCTATCTGGATGGATACTTTGTATACAACCAGCCCGACTCGCAGATCATATGGATTACGAGCCTGCTGGATGGCACGTCGATTGATCCGCTGGACTTCGCCAGCGCAGAGGGATCGCCTGACGGCCTTGTATCCCTTATTGTTGACCATCGGGAAGTCTGGCTGTTCGGCACGAATTCCGTCGAGGTCTGGTATAACGCGGGCCTTGCCGACTTCCCGCTCACTCGCGTTCAAGGTGCATTCAATGAAATTGGCTGTGTTGCGCCGTACTCAGTAGCCAAGCTGGACAACGGCCTGTTCTGGCTGGGCGCGGACGTTCGCGGGCAGGGCATTGTGTACCGCGCCAACGCCTATACCGGCCAGCGCGTGTCCACCCACGCCATCGAATACGCCATTCAGTCCTACGGCACCATCTCGGACGCTGTGGCCTATACCTACCAGCAGGACGGCCATGCGTTCTACGTTCTGACCTTCCCCACGGCGGGCAAAACCTGGGTGTTTGACGTGGCGACTAATGCGTGGCACGAACGCGCAGGGTTTGCGGGCGGCGCGTTTACCCGACACCGATCCAACTGCCAGATGACGCTGAACGGCGTGACGGTGGTGGGTGACTACGAAAACGGCAATCTTTACGCCTTTGACCTGAACGTGTACGCCGACAA